TGGCGCGGCGCAGCAACACGCTGCCGAATCGCGCGCTCACAGCCGCACCCTGCGCCAGGGCCGCCACAACGCGCCGATCATCGCGGGCGGCGCGGCATCCCCTCCATCGCGCGCCAGATGCACATGCGCTGCCAGCCGGACGATGCCCTGGCGCAAGGCCTCGGGAAGCTCGCCCCATTGCGCGGCTATCCCGGCAAGATAGCGGATCTCGACCCGGCTGGCCGATCCGGGATGCAGCACGCGCACCCGGCCGATGCCATCGGGCGACAGCTCGATCGCATAGGCTTCGCTCGGCAGGGCAAAACTCTCGCCCGCGCTGGTGACGCCCTGCACCCCGGTAATCGCGGACACCGGCGAAGCGCCCAGGCGCTGCCAGTCGCGCGCCACGGCGATGACCTCCCGGTGCGGCCGGACAAGCAGCGACTGTCCGATGAACTGTTCGCACAATTCTGCCGCGCTGCGCAGATGGCCGATCAGCACGGCATCGTCGTCGTCGCGGGTGATGTGGAGGAATGCTCTGGCTTCGGCCAGCGCCAACGGGGCAAGCGCGGCGGGTTCGCTGGTGATCATGGGCATCAGCGCGGCTCCACGCGGACCGTGACAGAGCGCTCGTCCACCTCGCCATTGGACAGGGTCACCCGGTTGGTCAGCGCATAGATGGCCCCCGGCTGGCCCCCGTCGATCGTGACCGTCGCGCTGAGCCCGTCATGCCCGTCGGAGATCACGGCAAGGCCACCCGCCATGGCCGGTGCCACTGACCAGCTGCTGGACACCAGCATATTGGCACCCAGATAGGCCGCGCCCCAATCGACGCGATAATCGATCCGGCTGTCCGGATCCTTGACGAACAGGCTCATCGGCTGCTCCTGCAGGTAAAGGTTGAGCGGAAACGCCGCGATGCTCAGGGGCGGCGCGGCGAAAGCAGCCGGGCTGGAGCGCCCGGCCGCTGCGTCTGAAAGGGGCGCACCATCAGCGGCATTGGCCCGGTCCGGCTGGCAGCCACGCGGCGCGCACTGCCCGATGCGACCGGCATCGAGCCAAGCGCATCACCCCGCAGCATGGGGAGCTTCCATCTGCTGTTCGGCCAGCTTCCGTGCGAGGGCTGCCATCAGGAAAAGGCAGAGCTGGTCGCTGCGAATGCCATAGCGTTCCTGCTCGCCGGTGGCCGACTGCCACGTGTCGTGACAGCACCAGCCATAGCGCCGCCAGTCGAGCCCATGGTCTTCCATGATGGCAAATGCGCTCTGGGCCCGGACGCCGAAATGACGCCGCGCTTCGTCCGGCCCCTTGGCTTCGACCGCTTCGTGCCACTGGAAGAACCCCAGCTCGGCAATGATGTCTATCGCGGCGGCGTATTCGGCCTCGCTCATGGCGCCGATCCACGATTTGTCGCGCGCGTCTGATGTGCTGATCGCGCCCGAGACCGCGTGAATCTCCGCCCAGCGCAACTGGGGACGCCCCAGCAGCACCAGATTGTCTGCGCCTGGAGCAAATCCGCGGCTGGAATAGCCGTTCAAGCTCGCTGTTGCGATCAGCACGTTCCCGCCGGGCTGGCCGCCATAAGCCGACAATCCCAATGTCCCAGCGACGCCGGTCGGGTCGGCGATCGATCCGATACCCGGCGCGCTGTTCCAGAAATCGGGATGATAGAAATGGGCGTCGCCCAGATAGAATTGCGTGCCGGCCCGGCTGTGGAGCTCGCCGCCGAATTGCAGCGAATAGCCGGCGATGCTCGGCCCGCGCACCTCGAGCCGGGCATAGTTGGCCGAACTGCCGACCCCCAGGCTGGCATTGCTGGCGACCCAGTTTCCCGCCGGATCGCGCGGCAGATAGTCATGGGCATGCGCCAGCGGCGCATAGGACCCCGCCGGCTGCTTTGCAGCCAGGGCGTCGACCAGCCCCTCGATCTGCCCGAGCGCATGGCCATGGTCCGAGCGGTCTTCGCGCATCGCGAACCAGTGCGCCGCCACGGTCAGCGTGACCGTCTTCAGCCCGGCAGAGAAATCGACGGCTGCCCCGGTCGACGAGGCAAGGACCAGATGGCGCGAGAGAGAACCGCCGCTGATCTCGCCTTCGCCGATTTCCCACTGATCCTCATGGGTTATCCCGGCAATGGAATAATGGAAGCGCGCGCCTGCGGGCACGGCATCGGCGAAGCGGCGATGGCCGGGCGTGGCACCACCCAGCGTCATCGCGCCGGTGCCGGTGCCGGTGCTGGTCTCGCGCACCAGATCGGCAAAGAAGAGTTCGCTCATCGAGGGGTGTCCATTTCAGGCGGGTAGAAAAATGCCCGCGCGGCAGGGGAGAGACCGCGCGGGCACCATCCCGGCAGGGATGTCCGGGCAAGGGTTGCGCGATCAGCTCGCGGCGAACTTCATCAGCTTGATCGCTTCGGAATTCATCACCTGGCCACCGATCCGCTTGGTCGCATAGAAATGCACGAACGGCTTGTTGGTGAACGGATCGCGCAGGATGGTCGTCGCGCTGCGCTCGGCGATCAGATAGCCCGCACGGAAATTGCCGAAGGCGATCGACAGGCTGTTCGCCGCAATGTCGGGCATGTCCTCGGCCTCGACCACCGGATAGCCGAGCAGCGTCGCCGGCTGGCCCGCCGCCAGCGAAGGCTGCCACAGGAACGCCCCGTCATCGCTCTTCATCTTGCGGATGCGCGCCAGGGTCGAGGAGTTCATCACGAAGCTCGCCCCCTGGCGATAGGCGGGGCGCAGCGCATGGACCAGGTCGATCAGCCGGTTCTCGGGCGAGACGCTGGCGAAATTGCCGTCCGCGCCCGAGGCGACATATTGCAGCGTGCCGAACGCGCGCGCGGCATCGTCCTGCGGCGTGGGCGTACCGGTCAGGAACCCGCGCGGTCGGTTGGTGCCGTTGCCATGGATGAACGCAGCCCCCTCGGCGCGCGCGAACTCCTCGGCAATCTCGCCCGCCAGCCAGGCTTCGACATCGAACGCGGCATCGTCGAGCATGGCCTGGCTCGCCGCAGGATTGGCATAGAGCTCGCCCGAGGGCGGCGCGATCTCGGCAAAACTCGGCGTGTCGGTCTCGGGCCGCGCCGCCGTTTCGCTGACCCAGCCCGAGGGCGTTCCGCCGGTGGTGACCAGCTTGCGATAGCCCGCAGTGCCGGTCTGCACGACCTGCGCGATCGACCGGATCGGCGAGATATCGGTGAGGGTGCGGGCTATCAGCGCATCGATCTCGCGCGGGACGGCAAAGCCGCCATCGGCGCCGGTGGCGGCAGTAAAGCTCTTGATGCCGGTCTCCAGCCCGCGCCGCAGATACTGGTCGACAAAGCTCTTGGTCTCGGGCGCCTTGCCCTCACCGCTGCCGAGCGAGGGGCGCGCGCCGGTGCGGGCAATCCGCTCGATCCGCTCGCGCATCGTCGCGCTCTCGGCGCGGATCGCATCGACATCGCTTTTCACGCCATCGAGCCCGGTCTCGAGCGCGGCGATGCGCTCCTCATGCTCCTCGGCCGCGAGCAGGCTGTCGAACGAGGCCTCGAGCGGATCGGCCTCGGCCTTCATTTCGAGGGGATTTACGGGGATATCCATCACATCTTCCTTCCGTTCTGGGATCACGCGGGGAAAACCCCCGGATTGCGGGCACAAAAACCCCGCCGAGGCGGGGCAGATGGGCAAAGGCAGGGAAAGGCGGGGAGCGGTCAGCGCAGCAAGTGCACTCTCGCGCCCGGCATCATCGGCACGCTGACCAGGCTCACCTCGACCAGATCGAGATCGAACAGCTCGCGCGGGTCTTTGCCCTCGGCATGGCGGACGCGATAGCCGAAGCTGAGCCCGCGCACCACGCCGCTGGCGAGTCCGGCCAGCGCCTCGTCCGCCGCATCGTCGAGCGCCGCGATCACCCGCAGCCCGCGCCGGTCCTCCTGAGCCAACGTGACCGATCCGATCCGCCGGTCGGGCCGGTGCTGCCAGAGCAAGGGCAACGGGCGCGCAGCCTCGCCCAGTGATCGCTGGAATGCCCCGCGCCGCACGATGTCGCCGCCCCTGTCCACCCGGTCGAACAGCGCAGCATAGCCGGCCAATCGCATGCTCATTGCACCATGTCACCCAGGCCCAGCTGCACCGCGAGCGCGGCGAGCAGCAGCGCCATCACGCCGCGCACGAACTTGTCGAAGGCCTGGCCCCAAATGCCCGACCGCGCATCGCGCCAACCCTGGAGCAGTTCGCGCAACTCGCGCAGGTCCGCACCTGCATCGGCATCGGCAAGGCCGATCCGGGCGAGCGCCCGGCCTGCGCCCAGATCGCCTGCCTCCTCGACCACCGCGCGCAGCGTGGCGATATCCGCGCCTTCCTCCGCCGCCTGCGCGAGCAGGCTGGCGAGCATGTCTTCGCTATCCATCGTCATGAAATCCCCAGCATCGCCCGTTTTTTCTCTGGCGAGAGAAAGTCCGCCGCGCCGACCTGCTGCCACAGCCGCTCGCGGTCCTCGGACAGGGCGGGCACCCGGTCCTGATCGACCGAGAGCGCGGCTTGCGGCCACCAATGCGCCAGCCCTTCGGCCAGCGCGGCGGTGATCTTGCCCGCCAGCGGCAGCAGGGTCAGCCGCCACAGCGCGCGATTGGCCTCGCGATAATTGGCATAGGTATTGTCGCCCGGCAGGCCGAGCAGCATCGGCGGCACCCCGAAGGCCAGCGCGATCTCGCGCGCGGCATTCGATTTGAGCGCGACAAAATCCATGTCTGCCGGCGACAATGCCATGCTCTGCCAGCTCAGCCCGCCTTCGAGCAGCATCGGACGCCCCGCATTGGTGTGCCCTGCAAAGCTCGCCTCGAGCTCGGCCTTCAGCCGGTCGAACTGCTCGGGGGTCAGCACTCCGCCGGGCTCGTCGGGGCGATAGACCAGAGCGCCCGAGGGGCGCGCGGCATTGTCGAGCAGCGCCTGGTTCCAGCGCCCGGCGGCATTGTGCACCGCCACCGCGCGCGCCGCCGCGCCCAGGCATCCCAGGCCATAATGATCGTCGCTCGGGTGGAACGCCTTGATGTGCACGACCACCGGCGCGCCATCGCCCTCCTGCGCCGCCAGCCGCGTCGAGCTGTCGCCGACGCGATAGACATAGGCGGAGGGCCAGCCGCGCTCGTCGGGTTCGATGCTCACCCGGTCGGGGCGCAGCGCGAACAGCTCGGCGGGCCGGCCATCGGCATCGCGCAGGATCTGGACATAACCATTGCCGTGCAGCAGCAGATGCGCCGCCAGCGTTTCGAGCAGCCCCTGCCCCGCGCTGGTCGCCGCGACAAGTGCCGCAATCGCGGGATCGGAAGCCGTTATCGGCGCGCCGCCCACCCCTTCTGCCACCAGTCGCACCGCGCGCTGGGCGATCGGGTTCTCGCAATAGGCCGCGCGCACCTGCTCGGCATGGCTGAGCGGCGGATCGGCGAGCGCCAGGCTCCATGGGCTGGTGAACGCGCGCGCGAGCACCGGCCTGGCGACGCCCGCGCCCTTCAGCGCGAGCGCCAGCTGCTTCCAATATCCCATATCATGTCTCCAGCGATCGGATGCGCGGCGTGCCGCGCCGCCCCAGCATCAATTCGGTCAGCGCCCAGACCAAGGCATCGGCGCGGTCGGGCGATCGGCCCGGTCCCTGATAGGACCCGCCCGCCATCAGGCCGCACATCTCGTCCTCCAGCCGCGCGAAGGTGCCACAATGCACCACCCGCCCCGCCTCGTAGAGCGCCGCCACCGGCTCGGCGCGCGCGACCTTGCCGCGGCTCGCGTGGACCAGCCGTACCGGCAGCGCGATGTTCGAGGCGCGCAATACCGCGCCTACCATCTCGCCGCCCTGATTGGCTTCGGAGATGATCCGGTCCGCACCCCAGGCCTCGGACGCCGCCGATACCGCGCGCGCCCAGCCTTCGGGCGATGCGCCTTCGACCGAAGTATCGGCGAGCACCGCCGCGCGGCCATCCTCCT